CTCCCACGAAGGGGGCAGGTGTACAACCCTTCCAACACCGGGGAAAATTCAAATTCAGGCTCATTGCAAATAGATTGCGAATAGAGCCCTTCAATGAACGTTCCGGCGTAGTTGTCGGGCGACACCTTGGCCGTACCGTCGAGACCGTTGACCATCCAGCCCTGTTGTGCTATATTAACAACGGGGGTGGTGGCAACGTTGACGATGTACGTCGATTGTTGCATGCGTAGGGGGACTTTCCAAGATGTAATCGAACCTGCAAATTGCATCAGGTTCGATGTCGGGTATAGCCCGACACACATGGAGGCGTACCTATACATCGACACTTCGTTAGCGCGAGCGGCGGACCCAGAGGCTCCGGTAGCTCCGAACAGAGTGGCGAAACCCGGTACGTACACCGGTTTCCAGAAACTAGCGGATGTAGGCATAGAGCCAGGCGCAGTGTCTGTGTACCAGTATGACACACCAGGGGTAGGTGCAATTAGGTAAAAGGTGTCACGGTTAGCAGTAGCGGAAACTGCGCTAGTCGTGACATCTTTCCGCACTAGTGTCTTACCTTGGAAAGAGTCAGGGATTCCCTGCCCGGGATCAGTATTAAAATCCGGAGCAGCAAATGCACACTTAAGGAAATCGCGGCCCGCTTTAGACATCGCCAGATGTTTTGGCTGACGTCTTCGGCGAGCGACGCTTCCTTTTGCCCTTTTTACGGGCTGGGGAGGAGCGGGGTTGCGACGGGCATTCGGCTTTCTGCGGGTCATTGTTGTGGCTAGGATTTCGCGGGGGTGTTGGATGCACTTCCGCAGTGACCACTACGATTTCGTCCGAAGATGTCTTCGAGGACTTTGACGGCTTCTTCGACTTCTTTCCTTTCGACCGGCGCTGAGAACGCTTGGTGTTGGTGGAAGTGCTTGTGCTTGGCGATGGCGCCTTGCACTGCTTGTCGGAGGTGTCCGCTGAACTTGGTGTGCCAAGTATCGCGGGCGTTGCACATGTCTCGGTAGTTGTCACTTGAGAGGGGCATTTTAAATCGGAGGGTGGAAGGTCGGGCTGCAGGATCTCACCTGCCACGACGCTTTCGATCTTGGGCCTGAACAAGTGGTCGTTACCCCACTTGACGTCCCCAATCTCGTCTAACGTCTTGGCAGAGTCCAAGCTCGACTCAATGGTGTGGACCTCGTCCGCACTTAAATCTAACAACTTGCACATCGCTGACAACAGGCTATCCACATCTTCCTGAGGATACGGG